AGGGGATTGTGCAATCACAGATTACACCTCATAATCCCCTTGATACATTACCACCTAGTCCTTAGAACAGATAATAACATCAATGTATTGAACTGCGAAGTCCATTGTTGCTCCTGATGTTCCTTCATTTACTATAGTGATATTATGTTTGTGGCTGCCTTCACTGGCCCCCGTATTACCACTATATTCGTGTTTGTGATTTGAAGAGTTATTGTTTGTAGAAATGTTGTGTGTGTGACCACTTCCTGAGGAAAGTACACTTATACCGGTTGCTCTATTACCAGTGGTTGCATTTGAGTCCTGTCCTTTTGCAGCAGTATTACTTCTATCACCATGTTCAACATTGTCAGCTGTTCTTCTGACGTAATTATGGTTGTGTCCAGGGTCGGAAATATTGTGAGCATGACTACCGTTACTTGTTGTATTACCACCATGGGTATGATTAGAACTCTGATTGCTAGTATCACCACTATATTCGTGAGTGTGATTAGCGGTTTGATTACTGAGGTTGGCGGTATGATTATGTTGAGGGAGTACAACAGATCTGTTATCGAATGTAGATGTAAATGAAAGATTACCACCAGTTCCACCACCGGTACCACTTACAACTCTAAGTGCTTTATTATTATTGGTAGTAAGTTTTGTCCAGCCAGTTGGTGCAGCAGATTGATAGAACAACATTACCGACCCGGAGGGTATAACTTGAATTGCAGCATCATAAGCAGCCTTGACTGCAGATGGTGTTGCAGCTTGAGTTGTAGATGAGCTGGTAATAGATGTATTCAGTTGAACTACACCCTGACCCGATGTGGATGCATCAGGTAATCTATCTACATCGACGATACCTTGTGAAATATTACCCCCGTCAAGATTGGTAATATTATCGCCAGCACCAGCAATGTTTCCTGCTGTCAGTGTTTGTGTGGATGGATTATACTTAAACTGTCCACTGTTAGAATCAATATAGGGTCTTTGGAAACTATTTCCTTGATTGTCGGAGAACAATACCTGATAATCGGTATCATCATTCTTCTCATCAACATTAATATTATTTGCATTCGTTGCAGTTCCACTTAAACTACCGGTGAATGTCGTTGCATTGATATTGGTTGATGTAAGAGTGTTAGTGCTGGGATTGTAAGTAAGATTGCTATTGTTACTGTCAATATACAATCTTTGATATGCACTACCATCAGTATCACTGAAGATAACTTGATAATCTACATTGTTATTTTTTTGATCAACATTAATGTTATCGGCGCCGGTGGCAATACCAGAAAGATTACCTACAACTTCATTTACAGTTAGAATTTGTGTAGATGGATTGTATTTAAACTGTCCAGTATTTGAATCAATGTAAGCTGCCCTATATCCTATGGATTGATCATCGGTAAACAATACCTGATAACCAGTGGAATCGTTCTTCTGTTCAATCAGAACTTTATCTGCACCAGTTGAAACACCGATAAATGCAGTCTGGTCTTGTCTAACAGTCACAATACCAGAACTTACACTGAAGTCAGGACCCTTCAGGTTGTTGATAGTTCCAATACCTGATACAAAGATCTGTTCAAAATCTGCTTGAGTATTACTATCAAGGAATGAAGTTACGGTGAGGACACCGATTGAATTGGTCTTTTGATCATTACCAATGAATATGGAACCACCCATACCAGCAATGTTAGATGCCTGGTAATAAAGTTTGTTTGGTGAATCAAAGGGAACTTTAAAGGTGATGATACCAACTTGAGCACCATTATTTTCAACACCTCTGTTAAATTGATTTAAGAGATCAGCAGTGGGTTCTGTTTTAATGTAGAATGGGAAACCACCAGCATCTACAACAAATCTATAATTCTGTCCTCTTTGTAGATAAATCTCTGGATTATCTGTATTTACGGTGAATCCGATTCCGGGAGGGTCACCTGCGGCTAGGAACCTGAATTTATTACTATTATCATCAATATTGAACTTGGTGAATACTTCAGCGTTATTTGCAATCAGTTTATTATCAACAGTCACATTGGTAAAACCAACTGTTCCACCAGCAGATATCTGACCTGAAAGAGATGCTGCCTTAATTGAACCAGTAACTTCTACATCACCAAAAACAAATGCAGCAGTAGTTCCAGTAGATACTGGACCTCTTAGATCTAATGTGTAAGTTGGATTGGTCGAATTAATACCGATCTGTTTATTAAGAACAGAAGCTGTAATAACCGTTCCACCGATACCAACATCTAGACCAGATTGTGCAGTAGATACACCAGTAACTGCTATCCTCTCAGCGGTGATAGTAGTACCTACAGCCAATGATTGACTGACCTCACCATCACCGATAACAACTAACTTTCTATTGGCTTCAGTCGTTCCAATACCGACTTTATTAGTATCGGGGTCTGCGAAGACCAAGTTTTCATTGACTTGTAAGCCATTCTTGATGACAAAATCCTTATCAATTGCCATTTATCTACCAGGTCAGTTTTTGTTATTTTTATTTATCAACTGGCAATTGTTCCGAACTCCTTCCAAACATTACCAGTGGTAAATACCCAACCGACAGTTCCGCCTGTGGTGGGGTTGGCATGGAAGACAATATCACCAGGAGTTCCAGTTTCACTGGGAGTAGCGATACCAACAGTAATCTTTCTTGATACCTGAGCATTACCCTGAATAAACAAACTATTCGCTTCAACTCCTTCAGATGACGTGCTTACAACCTTCTGGGTAAATTGGACAGGACCATTAAACTCGGAGAGGATATTGGTCTTGTCACCACCATTCACGACAAGATTTCTACTGATCTTAACGGTAGAACTTTCTGAGTAATTGAAGTTACTGAGGTCATCAGTTGAACCACTTGCAAATGGATCTTCACCGGTAACAGTTTGAACTGGAGTATCAAAGACTTGTTCTCTACCAGTGTTAGAAGCAACTTTCTTATTTCCAATATAGAAGTCACCTCTATCATTCATACCGGTGTAATTTACAACACCTCCAGCCATTTTTTGTGATTGAGAGATAATCTCCTCATCAATTGTCAATTGTTTTGTCTGTCTATCTGGGAATGCAGTGGAGTAATTTCCTGGTCCATATCCAACATATTCAAATGTATGACCAGATGCCCTAATAATGGAGTTTCTTCTAAACTCAATAGGATAGAATCTGACTCTCTGTACCACAGATCCAACATCATGAAGTCCTGCAATAGTGCCATATACTGCTCTAAAGACTTTCAATTGTGTTGTTCCACCCACACGACTCACGGTGGTCTTAATTCTCATGATTTCATCATTAATTTGAATATAGTCTCCAATCAGGAAACCAAATTCTGTCATATTATTGACGTTGATAGTATCAGTGGTCTTACTAGAGATTGCAGCAGATAGAGTGGTAGTGATACCAGCGTAGATAGGTTGTTCTCTTCCATGAAGTACACCACTTCCAACAACGATATCACCACCATTGTTTTGAAGACCATTAGTATGAAGTTGAATTGTACCAGATGTTGAGGGTGTTACGGTATTGACACCAACATTCAGAACAACAGTGGTCAGTCCAATTTTATTAACACAGATGAAAGACCCGTTGAAGAATGTTTGAGCAGCACCACTTACCGTCACACTATTATTGACTCTGAAATTATTAGCAAAGTCTGTGGTGACTGTGGCAAGACCCACATTTTTATTATAAACAAAATTATTCGTATCAAACGCTGGTCCAATTATCGAGAATGATCCTGGATCTGATACAACATTTCCTAGACCTGCTGTTGCGATACCAGGAGAAGTTGCTGCTAGTGGAACAACCTCAACTTCATTGATTGCCGGAACAGAGGTGATTTTATAATCAGAATTAAAGCTTCTACCGTCAAAATCGTTGATACCAGAAACTGAGATAACATCACCCAGGTTATTGTAGGTCTTATTAATCGAACCTGTGGCAGCAGTGAAGCCTGTTGTTGTTGCAATACCAACAACTTTGAAGGTGTCACCTGCAACGAAAGCGCTTCCACCATCCATGATAGCAATATCAATAATTTCACCGGATGATGTTCCATCAACAGTAACAAGTGCTGTACCATGTCTACCGATGGATCCTGCACCTGTATTTTCTAGTGTTGCATTATAGAAATACTGAATGGTGGATGTTCCATCTCCATATCCTGCACCAGGATTATCGATAACAGGTTTAGTAATCCTATTGAGACCGTGATCATGATCAGTGAAGATGGTGTAAGCAGTTCCAACATTATTACTTACAATATCAGTGATACCTACTCCAATTCCGGTTTCTGTGAAGAAATCTTCAATAGTTTCACCGGTGATACTGTTAAGGGGATCATTTATATTTCTCTCACCAATCAACCTCGCAGGTGCATGACATGATGAGGATTCTGCAGTTGATTTTGGATTATCTCTGTCAAGTTGAGGATAAAGATTTTGAACTGGTTGAGAGAAAGAATAATCAATTGAATTAAATGGAGCAACAGTGGGTTTAACATCAGCATTCAATACACTGAGATAATAGATACCATCTTGCTCACCATTCTTATAAGTATTAATTTCTTCAACATCATAAACATAGTAGTTTCTACTATAATTCTTTCTCTTGACAGTTGGAAGAGACGTTGTTCTTGTTGAAGTATTGTTAGTAAAGGTTCCAGGTGACGACGCGATTTGATTTACTGAGAATGTTCTTGCACTTGTAATTCCAGTAACTTCATACACACCATTAAAACCAGACTGCCCAACGCCAGCAACAGGGAATAGTGTGCTTGTAACGTTTGCAATCTCTACACTTGAACCGATTGAAAGTCCATGTGGTTTTTCTGTGGTATAATGAGCAAGACCTGCTTTGTAATCTACATTAGCGATAAAACTAAAGTTTCTCATCTGAGAATCATTACTCATAGTCACTGAACCAGGATTAAACTCCAGTGCAACCTCAGTATCGTTTGTGCCAGATACATCACCAGACTCCTGAATAATGTATCCATCAAGAGGTGGTCTTGCTGATTCGGATCCTGTAGTCGATGGAATTACAAATCTTACTTTGTGAATCCTATCATTAGATTGTCTTGAATCTTTCAATCTGGTGAAGAAACTTCTTGGTGAGGCATCTCCTAATCCACCACTAATCATTTTAGCATATAGATTATTCTCAGTGGATGCAGATGATACGTTAACATACCATTGAGTATTTGTGGTATCATATTGAATTGGGTGACCAATATCACCAGCTATCTTATCACTTACTCTACTTTCAACAATCAAAGTATCGCCTAGATTGTTAATAGTAATTTTGTTTCCAGATAGAGCATCATTGAATGATCGGGCAATCTGCATCTGATTACCTCCCAATCCATCAACAATTGAGAAGTAAACAATATTAGGATCAAGACCATCAGGCAATCTTCCATCATTGGAGATAATTCTGACTGTTTCTCCTTGTTTAAGTTGATGATCCTGAGTAAAGGTCAATGTTGAACTTGTAATGCTATTACCAGTAGAAACATTTCTACCGACTCTCATTACCTTTTTACCAGAAGCTTTGTTGGTGGCATATGCAGTATCGTCCATGACCACTTTGGCACGGAATGTCGTGGGAGTGCCACCAACTGGAAATACAACATTGATATTCTCATCATTCTTAGCACCAAATCTATATCCTTGAATGATGCTATTAGGTATATCATCCTGATTTTCAAAATTATACAGATATAATCTGGAGGTGTCCCCGACCGATGTGGTTTTAGTGATATCTAATGACGAAAATTCAATTGTTGCGTTCTCAGGTGCAAGAGTTCTAGGAGGAATAACTTGAGTGATATATCCAACATCATCCTGAGAGAATACATTATTCTTATATCCTCTTGAAGTTAGAGCAATTTGACCGAAGTTTGAGTTTGAGTTAGTAACAGAAAAATCAGCTCCAGACTCTACTAAGAACTGGTTTGAGTATCCAATTGCAAAGATTGATACCAATTGAATCAAACTATTGTTTGATGCCTTGATATGAAAATTACTGTATGCGGGTTTATAAATCGCATTAATATCTGTATGCAGATTAGGTATTGTAAGTTTATCGTCAAACGCACCACTCGACGAGTTATATTTTACAAATGCATTGTCGTCAATCTGAAGTCCAACTCCCGTAAACTGGGCTACAACCATAGATTTAAATCCATCGGCCTTCGAGCCGTCAGCATGCATACCACACAAACCATATAGTGTTCTGACAGAACAATTAAAGATATATGGTGATGCACTGGTTACCGTATCAGTTGATAGATCTACACTGGTTCCACTTGGATTAGGGAGAGGATCACCCGGAGACACTGGAACTTCATATTTGAATCCTGTTACTCCGGCATCAGTTGTTGAGGTTACCTCAGTGACCAAGAATGTTCCATTGTATCTTGTATCTGTTACATTATTGATGATAACTTCAGTATCAATATTCAGACCAAAGATAGCAGTGGACAGTTGAACATCAATCACAGATGTTGGGGTGACACCATCACCAGCTTTGATACTAGTGATACCTGATGTTCCTTTTGTAGGACCGACAATTCTGAATTCATCAATTCTAGGTTGAATGTCTACATTTGCACTTGGGAAGTCGGGTTCAATCTCTCTTCCACTTGCAGGACCATATACTAAACCGACCTTCTCATAATACATTTCCAGATCAGTGCGATCTGTTACGTAATTAATGAAGTCATCTTTTATGTTTACATTATTTTTACCATCGGCATATTCAAATACCGTCAGTCTGTGATGAGAGAATGTTCCTTTAAATGTATTTGTACTATAATCCTTATAACATGCCTTTTGAGGATCTGCATCTTTAATGGTAAAACTATTCATATAAGTTGTACCAGTCACCCTAAAGATGGCTGATCTTTCGATCAAATCATTTTCTGGATTTGGAACATAGATTGGACGGATAATACATTTTCTCAAATCCTGTCCAACAATAGATGTGCCACGGGGAATTACTACACCACCGTGAATACTATTCAGTTTATACAGGGCATTATTACTGTCAAAGATATCAAAGTTAGAAGTGTTACTAAATGCAGGAAAATCGTTTGAAGTAACACCACTTCTAAGTCTGAAAGAATTAGCTGCTATTGGAATCCATCCGGGCCTATTGTCAATATGGTGCGTTCCGGGTGCCAAGTAGATTGTAGTCTTTTCAAACCTATCATTATCAATTCCTTTCTGATAGGAAAATCTAGCTGATTCAATTAAAGCTCTTTGAAGAGTCTTAAAAGGTCTAGCAAATGAATTACCCTGATTCTCGATACCATCGGTGGCATCTAAGTTGTTGGGGTCAACATAGAGAATATTTCCTTTTACATTCTTCAGAAAGTTATCTAAACGAGATAATGGCATCTGTCTTGCACACGATATCTATTATTAGATATTTATTACATAAAAAAGGAACCCCAAGTTGGGATCCCTATACCACAGAGTGGCACTATTCACACGGAAGGTTAACTATATTATAACACTATAATAGATCATTGTCAATTAGATACTCTACGGTATCAGCTACATCATTCATCGCATCACGAATATTCTCCCTATTTCCACTTTCTTGTAGTGAAAGATTCTCATCGGAGGTAAGTGTCCACCTCCATTCTTCCATTTCATTGGAATACCAGAAATTTACCTTCATATGTTTAGTGTAATGACTGGACTCACACCTGAAATACAACCTTAGTTGTATCTCTTTCTCTTCCTTGTATTTAACAGGCTCTGGTGTTTTGTAAGGATTTCTGGATTTTACGTATATTTTGTCGTATTTGGTTGGTGTTAATGGCATGTAATTTCGTATTAGGTAGTATTAGTTCATTACATATCCATACTGATAAATTCACGTCACAAAGTATTTAGCTCTCCTGCCTCGTTATATGTGGGTGGGTGTAAATGACAATATTCGTTAAAAGTAATTTTCATCTCTTTTAGACTTAAATTACAGTTAGCCGCTGCTGTCGGCAAATTCCATTTCGCCGTAAACAACATTTCCATCGATTTTCTAGTTTCTGGTCTCATATAAAAAAGTAATGGGGCCGTTTTTACCAGGAATTTTTTTTCCGGCTTTTTTGAAATCAAAGGCCGTTTTTGGTCAGGGGCTCAGCATAAGCCACACTCTTTTCAGGCACCAAGGCCCTGACCACCTCAAGAACATCCATGAACTGTTCAGGTGTGTCACATTCAACCTCTCTGGTCTCTCCAAGGTCAGAGTAGAGATAGAATTTACGGAGACAGGTATCGATTACCACACGGGTAAGATAACCATTTTCAGCGTCATGAGTGGGTTGGTACATGGTACTCCTCGATACAGTAATACTATACCTGACTTGATAACACAAGTCAAGGGGTGGTGGACAGTTCAATCACCGGTTGATACTGAACTTTGAATTGTCTCCTGGATAGTCATCAATACTATCTCCCTCATATTCTGGAATAAGTTTCTCAACATCCTTTCGTTCTGCTTGAATAAGATAATAACATTCAATGGGTCCACCTAGAGCGTTTCTTACCTGAATTCTTCTACCATACTGAATAGACTCAACAAACAATTCTTGATGACATCCAATCGGTGTAAGATGAACAGAGATAGACTCTTCATCAACTAGACCACCCCAATATGCAGGGACAGTAATACTGGTTCCTTTCAGTTTACCTCTGAGATAAACACCAGCCTCTGGACCTTCCGTACAAAGATAACGAAGTCTATGGTTCTCTTTGGTAGGATGTTTAATATCAAAGGCTTTTACTGCAGCACTTGCACCGGTGCCATTGACAAATCCTGTGTTGATTTGTGCTGGAGTCGTGATTGTACCAGTAATATTAATAAGACCCTCTCCGGTGATATCGGTGTTCACCTTTAGACGATCAATCTGTGCGGTGGAGTGATAAAATGGTTGACATTGAACTTTTGTATATGGATTATGTGGAGCATCGTCGTCATCATTACTGGGTTTAGCAATGTATGAGAAGATATTGGATGCTTGTCCTGTAACTTGATTGTCTCCACATGTGGGGGATCCTCCTCCACTTCTCTCTAAGAATGGTCCGAAGTCTGGTGTTGATGATGTCATGTCAGTTTTTAATGTCGTAATGGTATCCTACAATAGAATACTGGTCATTGTCACCGGGATAATCAGCTGGTGATTTACCTTTGTATTCTGGAATTAATTTATCTCCGTCCTTTCGTTCAGCATATACATGATAATAACAATGAATTGGAACAGCAGATCGTGATTGAAGGTAGATTGCCTTCGCATTGTTACCCCTAACAATGATGTCCTGATGAGATCCGATAGGAGTAATACTCACTGTAATTGAATCTTGATGTACAAAACGTTCCCAATAATCAGGGAGTTCAATAACATCTTTGTTTTTAAGTGTTCCACGAATGTAAACATCATTATAAGGAGCCTCAGGGCAGGTGTGTCTTAGTCTATAACCTTTCTTAGATGGATGGGGGATATCAAAGTTCTTCTTTAGAGAAAGAACGTGACCACCACAATTAGAAATCACATCACCCTGAGCTGCAAGGTGTCTTCCAACAATCACATCAAAGTTAGTCTGAACCATACCCATCAGTGCTGTGCTTCCTACAACAGACAATGAGAATGGGTTTGCAATGGGTCCGTAACACAATGCACCCGGAATTAAGGGAGGAGGTGATTCTGGATTAGCTAGGGGTCCAATCATTGATGTTGCCCATACATTAGGGAATGCAGCTGCACCAGTAATAGTAGGACCCTGCAGATATCCAGACCCACGAACTTCTAGGGATCCTCTTCCTAATGCTTCGGGGTTTCCACACCCAAGAAAAAGTCTCTTGCCTACAAATAAATCAGGTACTTTCATTTATTTTTTGCCTCATTAGTAGATGGACCACATGATGATCCTTTAATACTTGTTGCTCCGTCTGCAACATCAACAAATCCACCATAGATGTCAAGAATTGCTTTACCAATTATATCAACAGTCTTTTCAGAAAAAATCTTGGTAGATACTTTAGATGATAAGTCAATGATCTGTGATTTGACAATGACTTTTTCATTGGCAGTGATTTCTACATTACCATTGTTTCCATCTGATCCTGTAGCGACCAGTTGGATGTTGACACCTTCAATTCTAACACGACCACTAGCTGCTCTTAGAACAAGATCACCACTGACCGCATCAATGAAGACACCAGGAGTATCACCTGTTACATTATCTCCTGCCTCAATCTGAAATGAACCAGGAGAACGACAAATTGTACCATGTTTTCTATGATCCTCACCAGTGGAATCCATGGAAATGTAGTGATTAAGAGAACCACCACTCCTCAACAGAACTGCTGATAGAACATTGTCACATGAGATATGACCGAATTGCAATTCCCCTTCAGCTGTACCATATCTGATTGTATGATAGTTTTTAAGTTGTGCCATTAGGAATTACGTAAACTTTCTTCTGCTGAATCATAAATCACCTCATGTGGTGTAGATACATGTTTGGCTCCTACCATTTTGACACCTCTAGAGGGGTGTGCGTGGAAGGGTCCGTAATATGGAACACCTTTTACGAAACCAACAGGAATAAGACCCACACAATCAACAACTGAAATAACTTTATCCTGAGATGTTGGTTCCTTGAGTTTGTCTGACCCGACTCTATCTATACAGAGTTTGGGTCTCAATTGAGCATTATAACCTGTTTCGGATCTAATGTAAACCCTTGGCAATTCTGTGAATCCCTCACCCTGTGCGGTGACCTTAACAGATGTGACCCGTCCCTGATTATCAAACTTGGGCTCTGCTTTTGCTCCGATGTCTGGTTCAATCACAACCTTATCCTCAAAGTTGTAATTGATACCACTATCATCGATGAATATTTCACAGAGATACATGATGACAGGATAAGAGCCGGTAGATTCAGTTGGATAGATAGCTGATTGTCTACTGAAGTCTGGTTTAGGAGATGTGATAACACCAGGAGATTCAAGGATAGTAGGAATTCCACCTCTGATTTCCTCACCACCACCTTGATCACCATCAATAGGTTCAGTAACAATAACTGTACCAGGTGGAGTGATTACTTCATCTCCAGGTCCGACCACGATCACATTTCCGGGTGGTCTTGGAACCTCATAGTCACCATTAGGTTTCTTGACAATGGTATCTTCGGGGTCAGCCCAAGTATATTCATTACCACCTCTACTTCCATCAGGTGCAGGTAGATATCCGGTACCAGAATAAACAATCTCAATATCAACTATACCAGTCTGTGTATTACCGTCATCATCAGTGTAATCTTCAACGATGGGTTTGATTACAGCCCCTTTACCTTTACCACAGTTGTCTTTAACCTTACCAAAGGTTTTCCCTTTCTCGTAACCGATACCAAAACTCTTCATATCGATACCGATAACTTCACCAGCCGAACCGATAATTAAATTACCAAGTGCTCCTTCTCCCACACCAAAGAACTCAGCTAAAGGAGGACCACAGACTATAGGGCCTACTCCACATCCAGATACATTAAAGACTTCACTGAAATCATTCTTGAGTGTATCTTCAATAGATTCTTTAAGACCCTCTCCAGCATTAACAGCATTATCAACTGATGTCTCAAATCCCTTAGCAAAATTCTTGGCATTCCCGACTATACTTTCAATATCACCTTTGCTTGTCTTCCTACCACCGGAAAGAATGTTCCATTCAGTTACATCAGAACACTGAGGTTCTTCATCACACTTAAGGAATGAAAGAACATCTGTAATGACTCCAAGAATGTCATCAGCAATTTTAGTTGCCTGTCCCACAAGTGATGTAACAGAACTCAAAGCCCCACTAATACCATCCTGAACCTGTTTGAGTATTTTACCAAGTGTGTTTCCGATCAAATTCTCTACAAGACATTTACCAACATCAATTACTTTCTTAACTGCATCTCTTACAAAATTACCTACCTGTCCTAGAAGTTCCCCAATGAATTTTCTGAACAGACATGCGATCAAATCATTCACAGTTTCAACTGCTGTTTTCAATGCTGGTCTTTCATTTGGGAACAGAAGAAAATATGTCTTCTTAAGCTCATTGTTTACAGTATTAAGAACATTCTTCTCTATGGTCGTGAAGACTGTTTTCAA